CCATTCCGTCTCCTTGCGAGTCAGTAGGTCACGGACCTCCAACTCGCCTTCTTCCTTCAACCGTCGTGCTTCGGCGGCTTCGTCTGCCAAGCGCTGACGCTCAGCTTGCTCCGCTTCACGGTCGGCCTGAATCTGGCGCAGTTGGTTCTGCACTTCGTCAATGCGACCGTAGAGCTTGTCTTTCTCCTGCTGGCGAGCACGCTCCAGGTCTTCATCCGTCCACCGCGGAGCAGGCTGGCCCTGTTGAGGCTGGAACTGCTGCGGCTGGGTGAAGTTGGGTTGTGGCACCTGCTGCACTGGTGTCTGCGTTTGCTGGAAGTCGATCGGAGGGACTCGCGTCGGTGGCGTAACGGTGCCAGCGATGAACCCTCCTCCTGTGTCTCCCGATTGGTTCTCCGTGTTCGACATTGGTGATGTACCTGCTCGTTGTCCGGGTTCCGTGGTGATACTTATAGCACGATCTCGTTGGATAGGTCGCTATGCCCTGGGCATACGCGCCTATTGGGGCGACTCGTTGAAGTCGCTCATCTCGGGTGGATGCACTCCGTAGGCCATGTACTGCAACTCCTGCGCCATGGCCGGATCGACAGCGGCGAGCATCGGTTGCGGGTTGCCTTCTGCGTCCTGCGACATCATCGGCTGACCATCGGGTGACATACCGGTGGCCATCATCGTGAACGCTGCGATCTGCCCTTGGATCAACTGCAGCGCACCCTGCTGCTTGGTGTCCTCCAGAACCTCCTGGAAGATTTCGGCCAGCTTCTGGTCGGGGAAGGCGTAGCCCAGGTCACGCAGTGCGCCCTTGCGGGACTCCAAGTTCATTGCCATCAGTGCCTGAATCTCGTTGATCTTGATGAGGCGGTCCATCGGCATCGGCATCGGCCAGTCGCAGTAGCTGCGGTATGACACCGGGTTGGATGGATCGAGTTGCGGAATCTGGTCGGGCCGAAGCTCGGTGGCCGAGAGCACTGGGTTGTAGTACGTCAACTCGGGAGCGAACAGGAAGGCGTGCCGGATCACCAGTTCGTTGATGTGCTGGAACAGCGGTGTGTACTGAATGATCTTGCGGTTGTGCTTCATCATCAGCGGCTGGTACTGCACTGTGAGAGCCACACCCGATGTGTTACTGATCGGCTGCATCGTGCCCAGTGCTTGGGCCGGAACGCCGGTCAGTTCGTGCATCGCCTGCTTGAGCAGTTCCATGTAGCCGAGCGGACCGGTGAAGTTCGTCTCAAGCTCCAGGTTCTGAATCTTTGCGTCTTTGTTGTTGATCGCCCAGACCTTGCGCGGACCCTTCTCCAGGTTGCTCGCCTTCGCACCTGTGATCACCGTGACCGGAGCGACATGGTAGTTGATGATGTCGCTGATCTCAGTGGCTTTCTCGTTGTATTCACGATTGAGAGAGATGAGGTCGTTGATGTCGGCAAGTCCCCAGGGCGACGAGGCGACGGGGATGTTCTGCGTGAACGCAACAGGGATAAGACCAAGTGGGTTCTGACGAGCGTCGATGAGTTCGTCATTGATGTACTCCTCGATCGTCTCTTCGGTCATGAGTTCGACGTACGTCATCACCTGACGCGTGCCGTCGATCGCCGTGCCCCAAAACTTGTACTTCAACTTGAAGCGGATCAGGCGGCTGCGATCGTGCGGGTGAAACTCTGGGAAACAGAAGGCGGGGTTGAGCGGGAGGATGCGAATCTTGCCAGGGACCGGGACGCCTGCCGGGTCCATGTACGGCTCCTCGTACGCCACCTTCACGAACACATCGCCGGAGACGGAGCCAAGTTGACCGATCTCCATCATCACGGCCTGCTTGTTGTTGTGGACCTCCCACACTTCCTTGAGCGTGTAGGGCACGATCGCACTGGTGGCCTCGGGCGCATGGAAGTTGATGCCCTTGCCGAACGTGAAGTTGGTGAGATAGTCACTGAACGCCTTGACCCAGTTGAAGGTCAGTTGCGGTTCACCGATCTCGCGCTTGTAGGCCCAGTGGTAGCCGAGATACCACGCCCAGTTGGAGGCGTAACGGTTGAGGCGAGGGCCATGGACCTCGAACTCCTCGTCGGCCAGTTCCACCAGGCCCAGGGGGCTGATCGCAATCGTGAGATCGGACGCCGCCGCTCGATAGCTGGGTGGGTAGAACGTCGTTGTCACAACTTGCCCCCGAGCATCACGGTCGCCGCATTGGTGACCTTAGTAGCCCGGATAGCAGGACCGTAGTCCCGCATGTCCTCACCGATCTTGTCGAGTTCACCGCGAGCAACCTGCGAGCGGAGCGAGCCAGTGGCGTACGGGTCCTCCCCCGGCTTGGTCGCACGACCCTTGAACTGCTCCTCAGCGATGTAGCGAGCGTGTGCGTGCCACGGTTCATGGACCGCCAAGATGTTCTCCCTGGGCAGGTCGCCGTGGAATGTGACAACGCTGCGATTGCCCTCCAAGTGCTCGGCGTGACCAGGCCGGTCAGCCCAGTTCTCCCCGATGTCCATGCCAGCGCCTCGGGCGGGGTTGGCGTAGGCCTCGACCACCGGGCGGCTGTGCAGCAGGTCACGGCTCGGTGCTCCTGCAGTGGCGAACACCTGAGGCGACTCGGTGCCGCCGTGCTTGAACTTCTCTTCGCTGTGCGAGCGCAACAGACCGTGCGCTTGGATGCCCTCGATTGCAGGCTCGTCGGTGTAGTGGTTGATCCGCACCATGCCAGCCGGGATCGGCTTGGTACCGAACTCGGGTGGGATGCTACGTGGGTCGCCAGAGCCTGCTGAACGATCAACGGGAGAGAACTGCGCCTTGTTGACCGTCATCGGAACCTCGACGTGGGCGACTTGGCGCGCATGTAACGACGGTACTGGTTCTTGATCGGGTCACGGACGTATAGCGCTGGGAACTGCTTGTTGCTCAACGGCGGGAACGGGTCATCGACAGGACGGGTGTCGTGCAAGGCAGCGCTCGTCTCGATGTGATGGCGCGGCGGCTGACGCCGGGGCCGCACCTCACCTCGATACAGATTGCTGGCCATTGTGTTACTTGTCCTTGCCCTTCGACGCTGGCTTCTTGTCGCCCTTGTCCTTGCTCCCGAACGGCTCGGCGCGCTTGCCGCCGAACGGTTCCTTCTTGTTGGTGGACTTCTTCTCAGCCATCAGTTGTCCAATCCCATCTTCAACTCGTAGCTGGTGGCGTCACTCCACGTTCCTCGACGCGCTTCGTGCTGGGAAGCCGGACCGTGATCGGTGTAGCCCTGACTGACGAACTCGCCGCCCTCGTCGTAGCGACTCTCATACCGCCGTTTGGTCGGGATGCCGCCGCTGTCCACGATGGAGTTGTCGAAGACCTGCCGATGAACCTGCCGCCCTGGGTGGTTGCCCTTGTCGGGCTTGTCAACGCCGTATCCACTGGCCATCAGCGCCGCCTTCCATACTCGGTATAGCTGTCGTTCTCGTACTGCTTTGTGCCCGCGGCGTCCTTGTCGTACGGATCGGATTCGGCTCGGTTGGCGAGTGACTGAGCAGCGACCTGTGCTCGATGCGGAGTGCGGAACGGACCAGCCACGAAGCGGTTGTGCTCGGTGCCACGCTGGAAGCCGTAGCTGGTGTCCACACGCTGCTCGACTTCGGCGTGGTGACCGCCTGGCCCCTGCCAGACTGCCATGTCGATGTTCTTGTCAGGACGCCAATCGCGAGCGGTCACCTGACCCATCGGGCCGGTCTGACTGCCAGCGCTGATCGGGTGCCAGCGCTCTGAGCCGACCTGTCGCCCTGGGTGATTGCCTGTCTCTTCTCCGTGTGCCATCTCGACTCCTATGTTGCCGTGAAGTTCACGGTGTTGGAGAGCTTTTCGCTCGGCTGCTTGCGGACACCAATCGGAATCGCTCCGGCTGCGCCACTGTCAGGCGTGGTGTTGAAGCTGGTGCATCGCAACTGGGTAGCGCTGTCGAAGATGGTGGCTATCGGAGCGTTGTTGGCGAAGATCACTGAAGCCGCGCTGAAGCCGGTGCCGGTCACTGTCAGCGTGATCGAACTGCGACGGATGAAGGTCGTCGGTGCGACTCCGCTCACCGTGGCCGTGGAGGCTGCGCCGACGTTGGTGTCGCTGGCTTGCCCTGATCTCCAGCCGTGCCCCGTAAAGCTCACTTCTTGGTACGCCCCTTCGACTTCTTGGCGTCAGCATTGGAGATCGCTGCAGCCTTGCTCTTGGAGTAGCCCTTCTCCTTGAGCGCCTCGTACTCCTTGGGCTTCTTGATGGATGATCCGTGCTGATGTCCCGGCATTGTGATACTCCTAGAACAGAGTCCCCTGGTTTGGATCGACCCCGCGCTTGGTGCGCTTGCCGTAGGCCCGGTACTGAGCCGGTGGCTTGACGGCAGGACGAACCTCGCCCTCATCGGTGAAGAACCCAGGTGACGGACGGGACGGCTGGACGAGTGGCTTGTGCTCCTCGATCGCCTTGCCAGCGTGACGGCGAGCCTCAGTCCAGCCACCGGCCTGGACGCCGATCGCCGGGATGATCTCGCCCGACTCCTTGCTGAGAATCCCCGCTGCCAACTGCGTGGCCTTGTTCTGAAAGGCGTGCATGGTGGCCGAGTTGCCGACGTTCCGCATACCCTCTGGTGTCCGCAGCATCTTCTGGTTGGCGTTGCCGCCCTCACCGACCGAGAACTTGGCCGGAGACTGCAGACCGGCACGACCCTGTCGTCCGGGAATCTCGACCACCGGGAGCCGCTGACGGGTGGAGATGGCCTGCTGCCAGGTGTCCTCAGCCGTGGTGTTGGTGGGATTGAGCGGGCCATGGGTGGCCCCTCGCAGACCCATCACGTCCATCCGTGCCTGGCCTGGTATCTCACCGCCCGTCGCCTGGTGCATGCGGGACACGAACTCGGTGTGCTCAGCGGAACCGTGGACCGACTCTGCGATGTTCTTGTGGTAGCTCCAGACCTTGGGCGAAGTCTGCGGGTCGATCGCATGCTCGGGTGAGAGATGGCCCCTCAGCACGTCGATCGCCTGCGTGACGTTGCCCTTCACGCCGCCCTTCGCCATCGCATGCAGATCGACACCCTTGGCCTGGACGTGCTCACGAATGTTCACGTCCGACAGCGCTGCGAAGTGTTCGGAGCGGAACTTGCTCGGGTGCAGTGACTTGCCGACGTACTCGCTGAGATCGACGGGGTTCTCACCGGCTGCTGCGACTGCTGCCGCCTGCGGAGTGACCTTCACTCGGGCATGCGGATCGGCGTGCGCTCGCGCCAGCGCTGTGACTGCTGTCAACTCCTGCTCGGGGTTGTTCTGGGGCGACATCACCGCCGAGGCAGCGATCACATGGGAAGGATCGTGACCCGTCTCGGCGGCAACGCCGCGCAGTTTGCGATTGTGCTGGAAGTACCAGTCCTGACCGGTGGCGATGCCTTCCGAGCGCGCTCGCTGAGCACCGGCCTTGACGAGTCCCACTCGGGCGTTGGCTGCCTTGCCGAGCGTGATCGGATCGTCCTTGAGATGGGGAGCGATGGCTGCCAGCGAGAGCGTCCGGTTGGCTGCCTTCTCGCGAGTGCGCTCCTTGCTCTGAGGGTTGGTGGCGGCTGCCTGGAGCCGGGTGTGCTGCTCGCTGACACCACTTCTCGCCATACCCAGGTTTCGCATCTGGCCTGCGATGTCCTGCTGCGCCACCTTGGGCATGTCCTGCCACTGCAGTGCCCGGTTGGTGGGCGGCTCGACCGGTTGGCGCTTGGGTGGGCTAGGCATAGGAAACCGAGTCCTTTGCGCTATGGTGATACCCATGGTCAATCACCTTGAGGGCAAGACGGGCGGCGCTGTCGAACTGCTGGAGCAACTGACTGATCAGCAACTCACCGAGCAGCTTGAGTACTACCGGCAGCAACGCGACGCAACCGACAAGGCGTACGACGCATGGCGCTGGTCGCGCAACATCTCCGTCGCTGACCGAGTGCTGGCGAAGCGCACTCACGTCTGAGCCGCCCTCCGGGCCTTGATCTTGCTCTCGCGTGCGTAGCCCGCCTCACGCACCGGCTGCTGTGACCACGACGCCGTCTCGGGGTACTTCTCGGGATCGAGCGAGACGTTCGGCTTCTTGGCGACGAGGTTGCCGAACTCGGGGAACTGCGATGCCAGGTGCGCCGGGGGCGTCGAAGCCGAGCCAGTGAACCAGGGGTTGGGGTCCTCCTCCATGCCGTGCAGGCTGAATGACGCCTCCTGGCCGCGCAGCACCTGCGCCTGGCGTGACTTCGTGTGACCCTCAGGTGACGCTGGGAAGACCTTGGGGATGTCGAGCACGTCGGCGGTATCCGAACGCCAGCCGCCGATCATCTCGTTGCCTCGGCCCTTGCCCTTCTGCTGCGACCAGAGCGGAGCCGACCCGGCGATGTAGCCCTGCAGGTGTGCCTCGTCGGCACCGCCGTGGACACGAAGCTCGGCAGCCGGGTGAGCAGCGACCGAGTAGCCCTCGGACACGAAGCTCTTGCTGCGCGGGTTGTAGGTGAACCCGCCCTCTGACTCCAGACGGCGCTTCATCTCTCCGGTCTGATGTGGGTTGAGGTTCTCACTGGCGGTCATACTTGGCTCCTTGGTTTGACCCAGCCCTTGCTGATCTCCTTGCGGCGCTGGTTCTCCATCACCTCGGGCTTGCGGAGGTACTTGGGCTGCAGCGCCGGGGGAAGCTCAAACTGCTTGAGATACCGCTCATGCGTCTGCTCGATCACCTGTGGCTCGGTGTTGAGCATTTCGTGGCCGGTCCTGCTCTTGTCGGTCGGCTTGATCAGGTAGTTGCCGATGTTCGACTTGGGTCGTCCCGGTGCAGCCTTGAAGCCGGGGACCTTCCCCGGCGTCGTGGAACTCTTCGGTGGCTTCAAGGGCTTGGGAAGCTGTTGTGCCAATGCTGCTGCGGTGGGGGTCGCCTTGGGCTTGAGCGGCTCGATGTTCGCCATCCGCAGGTTGCGCGGCTTGGCGGTCACCACTCAGTCCTGGACGACTGTGGGCGAGGGACGGACAAGCCGTCGCTCGCTGCCCAACTCCATCTCGAACTGGGCGGGACCCTGCCCGATCGACGCTCCGATGACGAAGTCAGAGAGCATCGTGGGTGCCTCGATCCAAGTGGCCGAGCCGACGTGAGCACGCTCACGCATCGTCTCTGCCGGGTCCTTGCGAACGGTGAACGGACGCCCACGACCGTCGCCTCCGGTGTCACCGTAGGCACCGACCCCAAAGTCATTCGGGATGTCAGTGTCGGTGGCAACGCCTTCCTCGAAACGCAGAGGACCACGCCGAGTGTTGTTGACGGCCATGACGTGCTCGTAACCGCTCTCAGGTGCGTAACTCATTCGGCCTCCTTCGATAGCCAGATATCGCCGGAGCATAGTCCACTATCAGCGGTAGAACGGTGACTCGATGGCTTCGACCATGGGTACAGCGTCGAGCATCGTGCAAGCACATGCCAAGGCAGCCGAATCGACGTAGTCGTCGTGGGCCTCGCGCTCATGGGGTGCCTCGATCAGCAGGTACTGGCCCTTCATGACCTTCTCGGCGTCCGACATCTGCTGCCGGAACCTGCGCCACACCCTGGTACGACGCGCCTTGGAGTGGCCTGGGTAGAGGAACATCTGGCGTTGGATCAACTGGATCAGGTGCTTCCAGCGCTCGCTCTGGTTCTTGGAGTCCGACGAGAACGCCGTCACCTCGCAACGGCTGCCAAGCAGGCGCTGCATGCGGTCGGCCACGGCGGAACCCATCCCCTGGGCGTCCACGCCGACGTGGGAGATGTTGTACGGCTCCAGGAAATCCATCATCTGGAAGTACTGCTCCTCCCAGGCCGTGTTATGGATTTCGAGCCAGTTCAGGATGCGGTGCTCCCGGTAGCCAGCCGGGTCCGGGTTGTCCCAATCGACCCACATCACTGTCACAACGGTCGAGTCCTTGACTCGGGCCGGGTCGATGCCGACCACCACTGGGGAGCGGTGCCAGGCCTTCATCAAGGGCATCGTCTTGTCGGCCAGGTAGTCGAGATCGTCCTCAGTGATGAGCATGCCTCGGTCGAGCATCCACTTGAGGCAGTAGGACATCTGGAACTCCTCAGAGTCCTCTCCCAGACGCAGCTTCTCCTTCTCGATGAACTTCTTGTAGGCCGGGTTGTACTTGCTGACCACCCGGTGGTCGTACTCGAAGTGGTACGACCGGCGACCCTTGGCACGACGCTTGTTGAGGCCAATCGCGTTGTAGAAGTCGCCCTTGACGAAGCCAGGAGTGCCGATCTTGACCATGCTGCCACCCGTCGAGGCGAGCATCGGGTGGATCGACTTGCGGATCACCTGTGTGTCGGCGTCCTGGGCCTCGTCAATGACGATGATGTGATACGTGGAGCCTTCGATCTTGGCCCTCGGGTTGGCGGTCTGGCGGCGCACGAACGAGCCGTTGGTGAGCTTGGCGATGCGGCTCTTGGCACCGATCTGAGTGTCAATCTCGGGGTCGCCCAGGATGGCTGCAGCGCGAGGACTGGAGAGCCTGTCGATGATGCGCTGGTAGACCAAGTCGGACTGCTCGTCAACGGGTGCGAACAGCCCGACCCACAGGCCACGCTTGAAGCGCTCAAGGATGGGATACGTCTTCGCCAGGATCGGAAACAAGATCATGCAGCCAGCCAGCGTGGTAGCTACGACCTCGGACTTCCCACTCTGACGTGCCAGCAGCCCAGTGATCTCTTCGGCGTCTTGCAGCACTAGCGACTCGATGATGCGGTATGACATCTCCCGCTGGTACGGGTAGAAGTTCTCGCCCCACAGTTCCTCACAGAACAGAATCGTGCGTTTGCACAACTCGTCTACGAAGTTCGCCATCTCGGGGTCAAGCTCGATGTACCCCTCGTCTATGTCGTCGGCGGCGTCTTCGGCGGCTTCCTGCTCATCGAGCAGGCGCATTTCTTCAAGCTCTTGCTCGTCGGGGCCGTACCCGAGGTCGATGATGTCCATCGCCATCGGCATACGAAGGTATCAGTAGCGCTACCGCTTGCGCTTGATGATCCTCTTGGCGAGCTTGGACTTGCGCTCTCTGTCTCGCTGAGCGCGGTAGTTGGCGTAGTACTCCGACGACTTCTGTGTGCAGGCCACACCCTGGCAGCCCTGTTGTCGGCGGTAGAGCGATGCGTGTGGGCAGACCGCTGAGTCACTGGCCGGTTCGACGCCGCAGAAGCCCTCGGCAGACAGCAGGATCGGTTTCGGCTTGCGACCAGAACGCCCCTTCTCCAGGTAATCGACCCTCGCTTCCAGCGTGGCCAGACGTGTCTCCAGGTCCATGCTCATGCCTGTGGCGAGTCGATCAAGGGCCGGTAGCCAGTAGGCCTCGGCACGTTGGGCATGTTGCGAACGAAGCGACCAGCGGCCTCGCTGGCGAGTGTGATATCGGCCAAGCGTTCCTCGGCCCGCTTCATGTCCTTGTCGATGATCCTGGCGTCAGCCCGCAGGCGCTGGGCGACAGCGGTCCAGATCACCTGGTAGCCAGCGCAGGTGGCTGAGGAATCCTCGATCAGCTTCGCCAACTCCATGTGGGCGTTGATCCGAAAGCGACAGTCGGAGACACGCTCCTGCAGTTCGGCCTGGCGCTCTTCCCGAGTGAGACTCGCGCCCTCGCTCATGCCATCAAGGACACAGAAAGCGGTGGCACAACGCTGATCTGGTAGACGGTGCTCCCGGCCATCCCGTACAGGTTGCCGTGGTCGTCCACCTCGTCGTGCTGCCAGGTGACACCATCACGCTGCAGCATCGACTCACGCATTCCGTCGATCAGGTTGACGGCGTCCTCGACGCTCTTGGCCGTGTACGTGCGAAGCGCCTGCATGTCACCGATCGCCCCTTTGCGAAGCTCGATGGTGTAATGATCTGACATGTGATACTCCAGGGGTAGTTCAAGCTGTTCGGGGGGATCAGTCATTGGCAAAGGGTATCAAAGCCTTTGCACCACGGCAACTCTCCTCCGCAGCGTCTGCACCGCCATCAAGGCGGTCTGCATGTGCTTCTCCATCTCGTTCAGCACCCATTCCTGGTCAAGCTCGGTATGGGAGAACCCTCGGAACAGTTCCCCGCAGCGCTGGCCAGAGGCCTCGATGCAGTTGATCAGGTCGCCCTCACTCCAGCGATCCAACCGGTTCGCTGGCGGGATCGGTGTCTCCTTCTGCTTCCTGCTGAACGGCATGGGGACCTCTCCATTCGCTGATCTCATCGACTGGCGTGTCCATCCCCCAGCGCCGAGCTTCCGACTCGTACGCATAGCGACCGACATGCAGCCAATGCTTGTGTGATACCCGGATACGGAAAGCCCAGGTGGACTGCCGAAACGGTGGTAACACTTCGTGCAACGTGCTGCGAGTGATGAAGCTGTGATCAACGGCTTCTGTCTCGACCCCCCAGTAGACCGGAAGGTAGTGGACGATGATCACTACCTGACTCGGGAGTTGAGAGGGCCGCGAGTCGAGTTGGAGTCGGCCTGCACTTCGTCAGGAGTCATCAGCCGGTAGTCGTAGCCATTGAGAGCACTGTTGACATACCGGCCCTTGGAAGCGGCTCGGGCGAAGCTGCGGTAGCCCTCGTAGGGCACGCCGAGGTACACGTAGCCGTGGTTCTTGCCGTTGCGCCAGGTGACCTGCAGCGCCCGGTTGAGGTAGTCATAGCGGTACGTGTCCACGCGGGTGGACTTGGGAGCCTGGGTCCAGGGACCAAGATCGTGCTGCTCCTCGTTGAAGGCCTCGTCGTGGACGAAGGCCCCAGCATGAACCTTGAGGCGGGTCTGTCCTGGCCCCGGTGCCCTCATGCCCTTTACTCTCGTTGCCATACCCTCAATGTAGCCTGCTGCGGATGGGCTTGCAGATACAACAGGGTGAAGCGCTGGCACTTGGTATCACCATCGACATGGACAACGAGGTTGTGCTCGTCATCACCATCGCCGTGGACGAGGACACAGCTTGGGCGGTGTCGGTCGGGCCTGAGGTTGCCCGTCACTTCGGACGTTCGGTCCGAGACATGAGCCGTGAAGCCGAGAAGCTGCAGGACGAGCTTGACGATCTCGATCCCGAAGAGATAGCGGACCGGCTGCACGCCATCCGGCAACGGTTCAGCGACCCTGCGCCCCCCGTTTGAACTGCTTGACGTTGTAGGGCCGGGGCGGCGTCTTGCTCATCTTGGGCTTGGCCGGTGCCTTCTTGGCGACGACCTTCTTGACCGGCGCTGGTGCCACCCGCCCTTGGTAGCCAGCGAGCGCACGCTCAAGCTGGATGATCTGAGACTGCAGGTCGATGACGACTCTCAGGTGGTTGTAGAACTGAGGCTCGGTCGTGATCCTGACGAGAGCCGTCACCACTATCTCAACGGTGGCCTCTTCGTAGGCCGGGTGGACACGTCCGTGAACCAGTTGGCGGATCACGCCGAGTAGCTGATCACCCTCCGGTGTTGACGGCATCAGCCGATGTTACGTCAGCCTCATCCTCGACGCGAGAGCAGAGTCGGTAACCCATGTACTCCAGCCCGCTCACCATGTACTCCAGCGCATCGCTCCAGGCACTCGTCTGGAGCTTGTCAATCGCTAGCCAGAGATCGTGAGCACCTTCCGCATCACTGCCCTTGCGTAGGCCGGTGTGGACTCCCTCCCCGATCAGGCTCGCAGCTTCGTCAGCATCGACGGGTTCCCAGGTGGAGATGGAGGTGTCGCTCATGCGCTCAGCATATCAAAGAAGTGAAATCCTTTGCAACACGCTCTCCTC